CTAAGATCATCTGGAATACCTGTTGTTAACTTTACACCGAGCAGGGGTAATGATAAACATGTAAGGGTTAATTCAGTTGCGCCTATGTTTGAGTCTGGCCAGGTATGGATACCAGATGAAAGGTGGGCGGAAGAGGTTATTGAGGAGTGTGCGGCTTTTCCTTATGGTGACCATGATGACTATGTAGATTCAACTACACAAGCTCTCATGCGATACCGTCAAGGTAATTTTGTGCAACTTCCCGATGATCACTACGACGAACCACGAAACACGGAGCCAAGGGAGTATTACTAATGACCGAAGTAGAAATAAAAAAGAAACCAATAAAGGTTGAAATAAAAGAAAAACCAAAACCAGATTCAAATTTTGATCTTAAAAAAACTTTAACAAGAATCGCTAAAGCAACACCACCAGGAGCTGCTTTTACAGCTGGTATGACTCTTGGTAAATTAGCCAAAGAATATTTAGGTAAAGAAAAGGGCGGTTTAGCAGAAGCTACGGCTAAACTAAAAGCAAAAGGCATGAAAGAAGGTGGCATGGTTGTAAAAGATAAAATTGTTTCAATCGACAAATCACCAAACAGTGGCTTAATTACTGTAAAAGGTTTTGGAGCATCTAGAAGAACATAGTGCCTGTAAAAGACATTGATGAAATGACTAAACCTCTTTCTATAAAAGAGAAAGAAGTTGCTGTTACAGGTGATGATATTACCATGTCTGCTATTATGTGGGCATCAACACAAGATGAGTTTGGTTCAATAGATGAAGTCATACGTCAATTACAAACAGGTGAAACTGATATGAATGGATTAATAAACGCTTATATGGATGCAATGGGAGACATGAGCTAATGAGTTACCAGTCAGCCTCGATCGCACGCACCTCTGACTGGGGTCGTCTGGCGGCGCAAGCCGCCAAAACGACGGAGTAGTTATGGCAGAACCAAAAGTAGCAACGACAAGAGTAGACCAAAGACCATTTGTTGAAATATTAAAAGAGAGTGGTTTTACTAAAAAGGTAGACGGTAAGACTGTCGGCAGTTTTAATGCGTTTGAAAGGCATTTAAAAAAAATAGATAAGAATCTTACGGTGTTTAGTAACAATCCTACAATGATGAACAAGGTTACCGTTGAACTAAACAAAGTTAGAAAAGCAAAAGATTTAAAACCTTATACTAATGTTGGTGTAACAACCGCTAGAAGTATATTTGAAAATCTTTATACTAAGTCAAAAGGGTTTGAAGGTGTGTATGGTGAAGCGTTTTCGAAAGCAGACAAAGATAAATTTACAAAGATACAATTAGATGTGCAAAAAGATGCAGACAAGAAGTTTGGAAAAAAAGAAGATTTAAATAAAACACAAACAAATAAAAAACTAACATACATGGCTAATCAAATAAAACAAAAGATTGGCAGCAAAGCAGCTTTAAAACTTGGACTTACAGTTCCTGTAATAAAATTGCTTTTAACAAAAAGTTTATACGGAACACCTTTAGCTCCATTAGCAGCGGCTTCTGATGCTGCGTTTTTAGCAGAGAACCTTGCACCTGTTGCAGAAGAGGCGGCAGAACAAGTAAGTGAGAAAGTTATAGAACCAGCGGCTGAAAAAATGGTACAAGGAGAAAACATATTAACAGATTTTTTAATGTCTAAATTAAAAATGAGAGGAGGCGGTATGGCCAATATATTTGACATGACAAAACCTGTTGGTTTTACCAACGGAGGATCAGTAGTTGACAATCGAATGCAGATGTTGAGAGAAACAATGCGTGACGATGAAAACAAAACAATGAGAGCACCAAACGTGACTGAGGTAGCTTTGAAAATAGCAAGAGAACAAGGTAACACGTCCGAGGATAATGTTAATTTAATTATAAAACAATTAGAAGCTTTAGTTCCATCTTTAATGCAAAGCATGGAAAAAGAATTAACGCCTACATCCACTAAAATGTTACAAGGTCTTGAAAGTTTAAAAAACAGGATAATGGGTAGAAAATCTAGTCCTAATCAAAATAGAAGCGTAGGATTTGGAAGAGTAGAGTAATGGCTGATTCTAGAGAGCAACTAAAAAGAAAAAATTACTTTGATCTTAAACGTGATGAGTTTATGGCTATGGACGAATATTTACAAAGTCCTATTTCTGAAATAGATTTAAAAAAGATGAAAGTTGGCGGTGTTATGGATATTGATACAATGACACAACCAGCCGGTCTAATGGAAGACGCAGACAATTTAAAAATATTAGGAATGAAACTCATGTTACAAGAAGCGGCTGATAGTTTAGATGATCTAGATAGAATTGATAAATTAAGCCCGAGTGAAATAATAATAGAGTTTGAAAACTTGATTGGTAAAAAAGGAGCATAATGGCTATTGAAAGAGAAAACGCACCGATAGATCTAGAAATAGAACCTAGTTCAGATCAACAAATAGATGCACCAACCATGGACGGTGATGCGTTAATGTTGGATGATGGATCAGCGATTGTTAATCCAGCAGAAGACACCACGGACCAAGGAGCATTTAACGCTAATTTAGCAGACCTAGTACCAGAAGATGAACTACAATCATTAGCATCTGGACTCATGAAAGATTACGAGTACGATAAAGATGCTAGAGCAGATTGGCTAAAAACTTACACAGACGGGTTAGACTTATTAGGATTTCAATACGAAGATAGATCAAAACCTTTTGCTGGTGCAAGTGGTGTTACACACCCATTACTAGCAGAAACAGTTACACAGTTTCAAGCGCAAGCTTACAAAGAGTTACTACCTCCCGAAGGACCTGTCCGTACGCAGATAATTGGAGAAATAACTACCCCTGTTGAAGAACAAGCTCAACGTGTGAAAGAATTCATGAACTATCAAATTTCATATGAAATGGAAGAGTATGATCAAGAGCTTGATCAAATGTTATTTCACTTACCGCTTGCGGGCAGCTCTTTTAAAAAAGTTTACTATGATGCTGTAAAAGCTAGAGCGGTATCAAAGTTTGTCCCAGCAGAAGATGTTGTCATACCTTACATGACAACAGACATAGAATCATGTGAACGTGTTACACACGTTGTCAAGATGATGGGTAATGAGTTACGTAAAAAACAATTTGGTGGAATGTACCGTGATATAGATATATCACCGTCAGCGGCAGATCCAAATGATGCACAAGAAAAATATAACGAGTTAGACGGTGTTTCTGAAACACAAAACGCGGAAGACATAGTTCTATTAGAGTTTCATTGCGATTTGGACATACCAGGTTTTGAAGATAAAGACATCCAAACTGGTGAAGTTACTGGTATAAAGTTACCATACGTTGTCACCGTTGATGAAGGAACTGGTAAAGTTCTTTCTATTTACAGGAACTATAGAGAAGATGATCCGCTTAGAAAAAAGATACAATATTTTGTACACTATAAGTTTTTACCTGGCCTTGGCTTTTATGGCTTTGGTCTTATACACATGCTCGGCGGTCTCTCCCGAACAGCTACGTCCGCACTTAGACA